GCATATGGCGACCTGCTTCGACCTGATCAGTCAGTCATCGCTGTTCGGCCAACTGGAAGACAAGCCGTGGTTAACACTGGACTGGATACTCAAACCGGAGAACTGGTCACAGGTTTACGAACAGGCAAAACGGGAACACATCGCACGACGCAACGGGGGTTAACATGGATAAATTTTCTGATATTTATACAGAGCGGGCAGTCATTGGTGGGATTTTGGTGGCTGGTAATGAGTTTGCTGATTTTGCTCTTGATGCGGTTGAGTCACTAACGGAAAAAGATTTCAGCTCCGTGACTCACAGGCTGATCCTGAGAGGGTTGAAGAAACTCAGTGCAACGGGCAGTAAATTTGATTTGGTATTGCTGAACAGCGAGCTTGAGCAAACGGGTGATTCCAATCATTGCGGTGGTTTTAGCTACATTGCTGAATGTGCTAAGCATGTTCCCAGCGTCCACTTGTTACCCAGTTACGTTGATAAACTCAAGCGATTATCCCTGACTCGCAACATGCTGTCTGTGTTGCATACCGGTATTGCCCGGATCACTGAGAGCGGCGTTAACGCTGTTCAGGATATTGCTGGGGATATTGAAAATCAGATATCCAATATCAATAGCGTTAATGACGGTGGAACCGCTCATATCATGGTGGGTGTTGAAGAGTCGATAGAAATTCTTGAATCGATGATCAATGGCGAAATCTGGAAACACAAAACAGAACTGGGTATGCCTGATATCGATAAGGCATTTGGTGGGTTTAATAACACAGATTTTATTGTGGTTGGCGGACGTCCGGGTATGGGTAAAACTATGATCAGCACTGCAATCACAAAATCAGTTGCATTAAAAAATAAAAAACCGGTGATGTTTTTCAGTATGGAAATGCCAAAAAACCAGATCTCCGAGAGGATTGCATTTCATCATGCACGTGTCCGAAAAGAGGATTTATTGGGGGAAAACTGTACAAAGGAAATGATGGATGTGGCATGGGGAAAACTGGCGCATGCACTGGATGATATCCAAAAATCACCGATATATATCAACGATAAAACATCTCAGAGTATTAACGAAATTCGCGCAGAAGCACGGAGAATGCACAAGCAGACTGGCGGTCTTAAGGTGATTATTGTTGACTATCTGCAAATCATGAAAATGTCGAACCCCGATAACATGAATCAGTCTGTCGGTGAGATAGCTACGGGATTAAAAAATCTGGCTAAAGAGCTTAAATGCCCTGTTATTGCATTGGCTCAATTAAACCGCAACCTGGAACAGCGAGGCAATAAACGCCCGATGAACTCCGATCTGCGTGAGTCAGGTGTGATAGAGCAAGTGGCTGATGTTATTTTCATGGTTCACCGCGATGAAAAATATAACCCCAATACGGAATTGAAAGGAATTACTGAAATTATCTGTACCAAATCACGTCACGCTCCCGGTGCTGAAAAAACGTATTATTTTACAAACGCGCACGGAGGGTTAGATCCTGCTGACCTCACCAGAGTCAAATCAGCTGAATATCAAGAAGATATTGAGTTCTAACCTTAAAAAATCTTGTGACATGTTTCTAAAACACCATGTTAGGCGCATGTTAATATGGAAATGAACCACAAGACACTTAAATTAAGTCAAGAAAACAGGGGTTGAAATGGATAAAAGAAAGCGCGAATTACTTAAACTAACGCATAAATACAAAGAGTTAAAAGGAAGAATCGAAGAGGCACTTGAGAGCGGTGATGAGGTTCCTAAGAAATGGCTAGATGAAAAATTTTCTCTTCAAGATGAAATTTGTGATTTAACTAATTCAACACTAACAGATGAACTCATGGAAAGAGAGAGAGAATCAATGACAGATGAGGCGCTGATTTATTTTTTGAAGGAAAAATTACTTATAATTACAGCTCAATTAGCAACGGTTAAATGTGATTTTTATCCTGATCAAGAGCGAATTGATAAGGCTATCAGAGCGTCAGCTTATGCTGTTGATACAATAGAGAAAAACCACCTAAAGTTTTAATAATCCTCGCCTGCAATATGCAGGCTTTTTTAACCCCACAAGAAGGGCTTTTGAGATGAAACTAACTGAATTACAACAGCAAATTCACCAGCAAAATGTTGATGCGGGTTGGTGGGACAATCCAAGAGAACGAGGCACATTGCTTTGTTTAATTCACTCAGAAATCAGCGAGGCAATGGAGGGAGAGCGTAAAAATTTGATGGACGACCATTTGCCTCATCGTCCGATGGCTGAGGTCGAATTGGCTGATGCAGTGATCCGAATTTTAGATTATGCAGAGGCATTTGGTTATGACATCGAGAGCGCGATTGCTGAAAAGTTAGCATACAACCGCAATCGGGCAGACCATAAACGAGAGAATCGCGCCAAGACTGGCGGTAAGGCATTTTAATGAAAATCAAAACAAGCGAACTGACTGGACGGGCGTTGGACTGGGCTGTGGCTAGGGTTGCTGGGTTGGACGTCATAATAACCCGTTTCGGCAACATGGTTGTTAGAGGGATGCCAGATTACTCACCATCAACCGACTGGGCGCAGTGCGGGCCGTTGATTGAGAAGTACGAAATGGATGTATGTCCAGTTATGGGAGGAAATTATTGTGCCGGGCTATCAATTATAGAAGGTGCGCTATGTCCTGATGATTATGTGAACATAGATATGCATGGACAAACACCACAAATCGCCATCTGCCGTGCTGTCGTGGCTGCACAGTTAGGCGCCGAAGTGGAGATACCGGATGAACTACTGGAGGCAAAATGACATACAAACTCAAACCGTGTCCGTTTTGTGGTGGTGAAAATTTAGGTGTTGATCATGAATATGATGAATCACATGAACCTTATGATTCGTGGGTAACTTGTTTTGGGTGTGATTCAACAGGCTCTATTTCTTATTACAATAAAAATAAAGATGATGCGGTAAATAATGCAATTGAATTATGGAATAAAAGAGAGAGGTTAGATGGAGCATGATTTTCTCTTCCATGAATCAACAAAAGAATTAGCCTGGAAACATCTCAAAGAAGTTCTCGCAACAAACCAACCTCACCGAATCACCATCAAACCGTGGAAAAACACCCGAACACTATCTCAGAACGCAACCCTGCATATGTGGTTTGGCGAGATTAGTTATTTCCTGAAATCTAACGGGGCGAAATTCTCACCGGATGAAGTTAAAGAAATGATGAAACACACATTTTTGGGCTATGAGGTTGTGGAGCGGATTGATGCCAGAACGCAGGAAGTTGAGCGTGTCAGGACACTACGCCAGACATCCAGGCTGGATACTGGTGAGATGTTTCGGTTCATGGAACGGGTTGAGCAATGGGCTGTGGGTATTGGTTGTTTCGTGACAGTGCCAGACGACAGCGAGTACATGAAACTCAAACAGGAGCAGAATCAGTGAGATACCGACTATTCATCGGCTTTTGGACAGCATTCATGCTGATTATGGGGATAGCGTTAGGGGGATAAGGTGGCGAATTTACGGAAAGAGGCTAGAGGCCGAGAATGTCAGGTCAGAATTCCGGGCATCTGTAACGGCAATAGTGAAACTGTGGTGCTGGCTCATTATCGAATGGCTGGCATCTGTGGTACAGGAATGAAACCGCCTGATTTATTGGGCGCATGGGCCTGTTCAGCGTGTCACGACGAAATAGACCGCAGAACGAGATTGACAGACGTTGACTATGCACATATGGCTCATTTAGAGGGTGTAATCAGGACGCAGGCAGTATTACTATCGGAGGGTAAGATTTGACGTGAAAACCTACAATCTAAAATTGCCGTGGCCGCCATCGAATAACACCTATTGGCGACATACCGCACGCAGCCATTACATCTCAGAAAAAGGCATCAAATACCGACAAAAAATCATAGAACTCATCAAGCAGCAGAACCTCAATATCAACACCACATCCCGCATCAAAATCTCAATTACAGCCAATCCTCCAGACAGACGACAGAGAGACCTCGATAACCTGCCTAAAGCAGTTTTCGATTCGCTGACTCATGCCAGTTTCTGGGCGGATGATAGCCAGATTGATGATATGCACATTATGCGCGGTGAACGGGTTGCAGGAGGCTGTTTGGATGTCCAGATATGGGAATTGGGAGAGTGAGATGGGCAGCCATGTAAAAGATTTACTTGAGGCGTGGGGAAACTGGAGTAAGGCTCGCATAGGAACTGAATACAAAGGAATGTCTTACATGACTGACTCGCAGGGAGAAAGCAAGCCTTATCTAACGGATGAGAAAGGAATGATGATTGATAGAGCTGTGGCTGGCCTGAAAAAATACGACATAGACGGCTATAACATCATTTGTCTGCACTATCAGCATCATATTTCATGTAGGGCGATAGCAAGGGAGAAGAAAAAACGCCCAGATTACATCACAGCATATTTAGCCAGAGCAGAGGCTTACATTGCAGGTGTAATTCATACCTTGTTGGAAGCTGCTTGACCTTGTTGATATCCGAGGCTATATTCTCGTTGCAGCCGCAAAATCGGTTGTCGGGATTAGCCTCTCGGATATCTAAGTGACGCACAGCCGCGTTAGCGGTTTTTTTTGTGTGAAGCATAGCTACATCTATTCAATGGTGGGCTGTGTGGGGGGATCGAAAGATCCGCCGGTATTCACTTAGGCCGGTAAGGCTAACCCTGCACAGTTCACCACCAATTGATTAGCCTCAAAGGTGGTGATCATTCACTAAGTGGAGAATGACCTATGACTAATCAAATCTCAGTCGAAAGCTTATCAATTGTAGCGTTCAAAAATATTCCTGTAGTAACTACTGAACTATTAGCTTGCCTTTATGGAACTGAACCAGACTATATCCGCAAAAATCACAATAGAAACTTAGAACGCTTTGTGATCGGTAAGCACTATTTCTTGCTTGAAAGTGATGAGCTACGGGAGTTTAAGCACAGAATGTCTTTAAGACCTTCTGTTGAAAATAGCAACGTGGCTAAAAGTAACTTTGTGAAAATAGCTAAAAACGTTCGCTCATTAATCTTATGGACGGAACGCGGAGCGGCAAGACATGCTAAGATGCTCGAAACAGATCAGGCATGGGACGTTTTCGAGAAGCTGGAAGATTTTTACTTCAACCAGAACGAATTGGAATCAGTAGCAAATAAAACCAAGCCCCGCCTCTCAACAGCTAGTCAATTAACCCCATTACGTCAAGCAGCAGAACGTCTAATCACAACTGGTCTTGGTAAGATTTATCCTGATATCTGGAAATTGGTTCATGAGCATTTTGAAGTTAAGCACATTTATCAGCTTGAGCCAGCACAAATAACAGAGGCTGTTGAGTTCTTAAATGCGTTGGAGGGGGAATACATTCCCAAGCAAACATCGATACTTGATGCTAACTTGCTGCCTGACAACGGCAAAGTGTTAGTCACGCTCCAAAACAGGAAGATACAGGACTACCAAACGGTAGATCCCAATAGCCATGTAATGACGCTAAATACCTTTATGGAACTGGCTCAGAAAGCCGGATACCTCATTATCCATAAAGAGAGCTTTTCCAAGATAGTGAATCAGTGGTAATTTAATCAGTTACTTACTTGACTGTACGGATGTACGGACACTATACTGTGCTAATATAGCGCTACGCGTATGAATAAGGCGCTTAAATCAGAATATCCAAGCCTCGCACTCGCGGGGCTTTTTGCTATCTACCCGTCGTAAATCGATCATGGTCGATCAATACCTATATCACTTTTAAATCAATAGGTTATATTCAATATTAACCATTCCGATCAGCACCTCGAATGGGTATAGAGAACACACCTATGAAAGATGAATTCGATGGCTTTATCCAACTACCAAATATCTTTTGGTAGTTCAAAATCCCGCAAGTTCGGGATGTTTAGATGAATATTTCTGATTCCCCGATATGGGAAATCCCATAACGGAACTAATTCAAGTAGTTATTCCAAGGCTGCGCTATTTGCGTGGCCTTTGTCACATAATCACGAAAAGCCATTTAGTTTGAGATATATGCAAGTTAAGGTCTTCATCTAACTCAATTAAAGCGGAGGTTAGATGAAACAGTTAGACCTGCCACTTATCTCTCGTGAAGAGAACAATGTGGTAATAGCTCAGCGTGCGTATGATGGATATATTAACGCAACAGCGATGTGTAAGGCCGCAGGTAAATTGCTTGGTCATTATCTGGAAAATAACACTTCAAAATCGTTTTTGTTGGCTCTGTCTGCCGATATCGGAATTCCGATATCGGAACTAATTCAACCAGTTAAGGGTGGAATCCCCGATCTTCAAGGCACGTGGGTTCATCCTCAGGTGGCTATAAATTTAGGGCAATGGGCTTCGCCTAAGTTTGCTGTTCTGGTTTCAAAGTGGGTATTTGATTGGATGACCGGCGGAAAACAACAAAAATCCGTCATGCCATACCATGTGAAACGCTATCTCATTAACAGAGATAAGATTCCTCCAACCCATTTTTCTATGCTAGATCAGATGACATTGAAGTTATTAGCACCTCTGGAGTCAAAGGGCTACCTGATTCCCGATAAACTGATGCCTGATATTTCATTAGGCCGAATGTTTAGCGCCTTCTTGCGTGACAAAGGATATGACCCTGACTTATTCCCTACATATACACACGAGTTTAAAGATGGGAAAAGAAAACCAGTAGAAGCAAGGCTTTATCCAAACGAATTGATGACCTCTTTTAATTTAGAAGTTCATCGCTGGATTAGAGATAAATCTATCAGTTATTTTGGCTCAAGAGATAGCGAAGCATTACCTCATCTAGAAAATATCATTGCAGCTTTACCTTCTCCCAATAATTAGAGTTATTCGATTATTGAAATAGCTATGTAACCAGCCGAGGGCTGGTTTTTTCAAATTTGCCACCACAATCACTCCCAGCACCTCAGTATCGCTATTGCGGCTGGCAGCCTATTAACTCACTAGCGAGGTGAATGATGGAAAAGCGTATTGAAGAGTTAGAGAAAAAAGTTGAAGGGTTAGAGAAACAGCTCACTGAATTTCAAGGAGCTGTTAGTCATTATTACGCTATTCATCAAATAGCAATTGATGAAATCAGAGCGAAAAAACAATCAGCTAAAGTGATTGATGCCGGAATGATTATTGGTGCTGAGCTTCGTCAATCAGCTTAATGTTATCGACAATATTCTTTATGATTGGACAATCACTCTTTGACAGGCCATCTACAATAACCTGTCTTTTCTCATAGTCAGTTGCAATGATAGCTACTAAAACCTGCTTGATAGCAATCAGTTCACGAGCTAGCGGTGCGGGTATTGATTCTTCTACAGAAAATTCAAAGGGATAGTATTTTTCCACTATCATGTTTTTTCCTTGTATTCAGAGGTAATCAGCCATCCCTCTATGGGTTGGTTAACATTTGGCTGACCCAATAGTTTACCTTAACCATTAACCCATTACTTTTAACCGACTCACAGGGGTAACCATCGTTCACCCCACGGACGCCCATTGTTCGAATGGGGTGGAATATGAAGATGAAAGAAAATCCTGATTTATGGGCTGACCTGTTAAATGGCCTGAAAAACTCATGGCCGCAGATATCCGGCTCTGCTTTAGCTATCGTAATTTGTTACGGACGTCTGATTTACGACGGCGTGGAACGGAAGAACCGCTGGGTAGAGGCGCTGCTCTGTGGTGCTTTGTCATGGAGCGTATCCAGTGGTCTAGAAATGTTTGGCATTCCTATCAGTTTTGCACCGGCTATCGGTGGCGCTGTTGGGTTTATTGGCGTTGAGAAAATACGCGAGTTTGCTATTCGTGCCATCAATAAACGGTTGGGGGATAAACAGTGAGCAGAGGCATTCGCAATAACAACCCGGGCAATATTGACCACAATCCCGCTAATAAGTGGCAGGGTCAAATGGGAATCGAAACAGGTGTAAAAAATCCTCGGTTCTGTCTGTTTGAATCACCGGAATATGGTATCCGGGCACTCATGAAGTTGCTGACCAATTACCACAAAGGCGGGCATAACAGCGTATCTAAGATGATTAATCGCTATGCTCCAAATAGCGAGAATAACACCTCAGCCTATATCAAGGGTGTTGCTAAGGCACTGAATGTCGATTCGAATCAGGTTCTGGACATCAACAAGCCCACATTGATTGCGCTGGCTAAGTCCATCATCCGGCACGAGAACGGCAAGCAACCTTATTCCGATGACACTTTCACACGGGCATTTGAGATGCTATGAGATTCAACAGCCAGCACTTCACCCTTGGTGCTTTTGCTGTCGTCGCTGGCCTGTTCTGGTTCTATTACAGTGAGTATCAGGACAAGGCCGAAGAATACCGTAGCTTAAAGCTACAGTATGAAGAGCAAGTCGCCATCAACACCACCCAGCAAGAGCGCATCCAGCAACTCCACGAACGGGATGCAAAAAGCTTACAGAAACTCGCCAATGCCAAATCTAAACTTGATGAGCTTAGCGATACTCTCCGCACTAACGTTAAGCGCGTGTACATCAAAGCCGAGTGCCCCGTGTCTGAAACCGCTGCCCCCACCGGCGTGGATGGTTCAAGACCCGCCAGACTGGCGAAAGACGCTGAACAGGATTATGTACGTC